ATGTTGCCTCCTCTCAAACCTTAGTATATATATATAGCACGATATAGCATGGATCACATTAGAGTATCGTTACAATTTCGTTATTTTTGTAACAATGCGGTATAGACAACCTCCCCTATCGTTCTGCCCGTCACAAATGCCCCCTTGTGCCAGGCCGGAAACGGCGTAAAATAATATAAGGTCGGATTCTGATAATCAAGGAGTTACCAATGGTCGTTATAGCCATTCTCGCCATCATCCTGTTCCTTGCCTTTTTGGTCGAGGCCCTGGTCGAATACATCTTCGGCCAGATCGCCGAACATGTGGAGGCGGCCAAGCCGTATCAATGGCTGCTAACATACGTTGCCCTGGTCGTCGGCGTCATCACGGCGTTTATCTACCACTTTGACCTGGTGTATCTTTTGGCGCAGTTCATGGAGGATTATGCACCCGGTGTGCTGGACAAGATTCCACAAACCAGCCTGGGCATCGCGTTGACAGGTCTGGCGATTGGGCGGGGGAGTTCGTTTATCCATGACATCATCACGCAGTTCTTTGTCAAGCCAACTTCGTCCACCACAAAGGTAACGGTCCAATCGAGCAGTGGAGATAGCGCCAGCGTATTGTATTCGCCCAATGCGACCAGTGCGACCGGCTCAAACGATCCGTCGGGCAAGACGCCGTGACACCGGCAACACCGCAGCCGAAGATTGATGTCGTCCTGGAACGATTGGATCACATAGCCAGTGCGCAGAAAGACCAGAGCGCCAATCTTACCAACCTGTCTTGCAACTTCCAGAATTTCCAGCTCACCTATACCAAGTCACATGAACAGCTTATCGCAATTACAGAACAGACGGTAAAACGAGTCGATCACATCGAGGAGGCTGTTGGGGATATGATGCCGGTACTCACCAAAACGCAAACCATTGAATCACGATTGAACGCACATGACAAACATTTTGATGACGTTGAGACCGAACGCAAGGAAGATCGAGAAGCCGTCGAGACTGAACGCAAGGAGGATCGTGAGGATCTCGAAAAGCAAATCAAGGCGGTTGCCGATGCCGTCCAGATTATCCGGGATGCAATCCATCCCCTGGTCTTTGCCAATCGAATCATCGTTTGGATCGGTGCTATTTTTGGCGCATCAGTCATTGCCCTGATTTGGGGCATCCTGACCCACCATATTGAGTTGTTGTATCACTAAGGAGGTTGATGTGGGCCTATTACTGACAATTCTTATCGTCCTTATCGTTGTTGGATTGGTGTGGTATCTAATCGGGATAATCCCGCTGCCGCCACCTCTGGCGCCATTCCGGTGGGTACTATATGCCATTCTGATCATAGTCTTGATCGTTTACCTCTTGGGATTGATCGGATTCCATCTGCCGTGAACGCCCTCTATCCCTGTTCCTGGACCGGCTGCCCCACCCGGATTAAATTCGGGCGCTATTGTGCCATCCACCAGGCGGCGATACGACGAGCACAGGAGCAGAGACGGCATAAGAGCCTATGGCAGAGGTTGAGGAATGGAAGGTGAAACGAATCCCTGGGATCGGCAGGAAGGTGAACGAAACCGCTGGTATCAGCGTTTCAATGCTTTTCGATTGCAAGGACCTGGACGAAGCCTCGAATCTGTCTATCGTGTCGAATGTGAAGCAAAGCATTACAAAATTAAGCGGCCTTCAAGTGTCTGGTATTCACATGCAGAGAATGAGCATTGGCGAGAGCGGGCGGCAGCTTGGGACCAATTCATTACCGACCAGAAAGAGGCGGAGTTTATTTCCCGCCAAATGGGAGCCAACGAGGTTAAGGCAGGGCTTGCAGATATTGCCCGCGGTAACCTTGCTGACCTGATGGATATAACGACATCCGGGTTTACTCTCCAACTGGCAACGACCAACGAGGATGGGGAGCTTGTTATCAACCCTAATACCAAACTCATCAAGAAGATCAAACAGAAGGTGACGACCTACCTGGGCAAGAGCGAGAGCGACGAAGACCGGGAAGTGATCGAAACCGAGATTGAACTATACAGCGCGCATGAAGCCTATCGGGACCTGGGCAAGATTCACGGCCTGTTCGTGGACCGCCAAGAAGTAACCGTAACCGAGCCTATCCAGTTTGTCGAGGTGGAATTACCTCCCGAAGATCAAGATAATGTTAGCGACAGCGACGCCGAATCTCTACCAGGTCAATAAAGACCGGATGACCTTCCGGCCTCATGCGGGCCAGGCGAAGGCATGGCGCAGCAAGGCCCGGTTTACGTTCATCATCGCCGGAACGCAAAGCGGCAAGACCTCGTTCCTCCCGATGTGGCTCAACCGCGAGATAGCCGAGCAAGGACACGGCGATTACCTGGCTGCAACGGCAACCTATGATCTTTACAAACTTAAGTTCCTGCCTGAGATGCGTCACTTCTTTGTCGATCTGTTCGGCTGGCAAGAAGACAAGTCAGACCGGGTATTCTGGCAGAAATATAAGCCGGGCATGTTCGACCGCATTATCTTGCGCAGCGCCTCCAGCGAAGGCGGTTTGGAATCGGCGACCATCAAGGCGGCGGTACTGGACGAATGCCTTGCCCCCGAGACAATGATTAATACAGAATTTGGTGATATTTCTATTAAGGAAATTGTTGAGAAAAAGTTGCGAATAAAGGTCTGGTCGTATGATAGGAATATTGATAGGTGGGATTTGCTTCCTGTCATTAGATGGATCAAAAATAAACAAACTGAACCGCTAATAAATATAGGCGATCTTAGAATTACGCCACGCCATAAAGTTTTTACCAATTACGGATACATAAATTCAGGATTGATTGACATCGCTTCTCTTGCGTTATATAATATAGGAAAAGCAAGAGGAGTTAAATACAATGGGCTATGTAAGGACACAAGAACACAGAGATCAAATATCCAGACGAATGAAAGAGAAATATGCGGATGTTTCCAATCGTCCGTGGTTTCAGAAGGGAGGGGAGAAATCCAGTCATCCCAAGAGTTACAGCCAAACTCAATCGAATATTGCCAAGAATGTGAAGCCATGGGAAAGTGGGGGGAATGGACGCGCTCGCGGCTCCGATTGGGACTGGCAGACCGAATACGTGGTAGCTACGGGGAACGGCATGGTTCCACATGCCTACAAGATAGATGTGGCAGACCCAATTCGAAAGATTGCTATCGAGGTTGGGAATGTCGCCAGTCCCAAGAAAATCCAATAGTATTCAGATCACGGTTGGATATATCTTCATTTCTCCAATCGGATGGTAGAAGTTTGGATAGAGGGAGTTCTAGCGACGGTTATGTCTACAATCTCACAGTTGCAGTAAACCATAATTATATTGCTGATGGTATTTTAGTCTCCAACTGCGGTCAAGATGACTTCCGCATAGGCGCATGGGAGGCAATCCAGCGCCGGTTATCACTCAGCCAGGGCAGAGTACTCGGAGGCACGACGCCATATAACCTGGGCTGGCTGAAGCAGGAGATTTATGATCGTTGGCTGGCGCACGATCCAGACATCCGCGTGATTCAATTCTCCAGCCTGATGAATCCACTCTTTCCCAGGGCAGAGTACTACCGGCAAAAGGCCAAGATGGTGGCGTGGAAGTTTGCCATGTTTTACGATGGCCTGTTCACGCACCCAGCCGGCCTGATTTACGAGGACTTTATCAACTCATACCGCGAGGAAGGCGGTCACAAGGTCCATCCGTTCGAGATACCGCCGGAATGGCCGCGTTATGTGGGTCTGGATTTTGGGCCCGTGCATACGGCGACGATCTGGCTGGCAAAGAACCCGGAATTAAATATCTACTTCCTCTACCGGGAAACACTCGAAGGCGGAATGACGACGACTAAACATGTCGAGAAAGCCAAAGAGAGAGCAGACAAGGAAAATGTTATTAAGTGGACAGGAGGATCAGGATCGGAGGATCAATACCGGATGGACTGGACTGATGCTGGCATCGCTGTCCAGGAACCCGATGTCAAGGATGTTGAACCGGGCATTGATAGGGTTATTGAATTGATCAAGACCAAGCGGCTATTTGTCTTTGATAATTGCAAAGGCATTCTTGATGAATTGGGAATCTATTCCCGTGTGGTCGATGATTATGGCAATCCGACTGATGAAATTAAGGATAAGAAATCATTCCATCTTTTAGATGGTCTGCGTTATGACGTGATTGGATTATCCGGCGGCTGGTTAGCATTTTGAGAGAGAGGACAAAATGAGAATACTGCGAGGGCTTGCGGGATGGCGCACCAATGCAAGGCGGGAAGCACTCTGAGCCAACGGGGAGACTGGCAGTCAAGCATGGCCTGCGCGGTTTGTTGGTCCATCCCTGCCATGCCTTTACGCATCACGATCGGTTAGAGCCGTGGATGGTGCAGCAGATCAAGGAAGCTAACCAAGGATTCAAACAGAGAGGGAAGGATTGATGGTATGAGATGACAAAACAGCTAAAACGACAATTCGACCTTGTTGCTTTTGATGGCATGAAGGCCGTCACGATCTTTGGGGACGAAGGTTGGACCATACTCTCTGGCAATGACAAGGAGCGCCCGGACACCGAGCTCTATTATGCCACCCGTGTCCCTATCGTCTTTCGGGGCATGGAGATACGAGCGGACGCAGTTGCTAACATTCCCTTTGATCTAGTGGATGACCAGACCGGCGATGTCATAGACACATCGGATGCCTGGGAAAACAAGTGCGGATTCCTGCCCAAACCCTCTAGCTTATTATGGCTAATTGAAGCCTCCTGGGTCGTATCGGGAATGTCCTATCTATACTGCTCGGCTAATTCTTTTAGCTATGTGAAGATCCTCAAGCCCTTATCCCCATCCAGTATCCGCTACAGCGTAGACAAGGATGAGTTTACCCGCTTCGTCAAGACCGAAACACATAGTGTTGATAAGAAATATCCCAATCGCATTGACGCATCAGGCAATGTTGTCGGCGGCGAGACCATCGTCCCAATCTGGAAACCTGACCCTGATGTCGAGAAAGGCCCGCCGCTCAAGTGGCCGGGTAAGGCAGCTCTTCAAGCCATGGGCGTGCTCTACAATCTGGACGATGCCGCAACCGGTTTCTTCAAGCGGGGTATGTTGCATACAACGATCTTCGCCGTTCCACCTGGCACACAGAAAGCCGATAAGGATGAACTTGAGGAACGCATCAAGAATATGTTGAGCGGCATCAAGAACGCCTGGCGGACGCTGTTTATCAACCAGAAAGACGTAACCCCAATTGACATTGGCGGCGGCCTCGAATCCCTGGCCAATGTTCCACTGACTAAGGAAAAGCGCGAGGATGTGAGTATCGCCCTGGGCATCCCGATGTCCATTTTATTCAGCGAAACAGCCCGCGGCCTTGGCGGAAAAGGTGTGGTCGATGCAGATGATCGGCGATTGATCGAAATAACAGCCCTGCCCGATTGGCGCAAGATTGCGGATATTCTGAACGATTATGTATTCAAGCCGGCCGGATATAAGCTGGTCGAGCATCATGAGAAGATGCCTGTATTCCAGGAGAACGAATCTGACCGGTCAACTGCCTTGGGCAATTATGTTACTGCTTACAGCACTGATCCCGAACTGGCTAATATCATGGCGCAGGTACTCGGCATGAAAATACCGGATGACCTACAAGCTAAACTTGATGCCATTATTCAGCGCAAAGACGAAGCCCGTCAAAAGATAGCCGAACAAACACAAAAGACAATGCCGCCCACTGGCCAGACAAATCCGGTTCCCAATGACCCCAATGCCCAAGAGAATACACCGGAGATGGTGGCGCAAAAGGCGGCCTTGACCGGCGAGTTGGAAAAGTACAAGCGCAAGGCGTCCAAGCGACCTGGGGAAGTCGTGGACTTCGAGAGTGCAGTTATCCCGGTCGAGATGATGACGGCGATCAAGGCGGCATTGCCTGGTTGCAAGACCGCGCAGGAAGTACGCGACGTGTTTAATAAACTGATGGTCGAGGACCAGCCTATTCGGGTTGATTGGGTGACTGAATTGAAACGGGCGAATGACCTGCTCGAAAAGAGCATGAATGCCTGACGTTCCTGCCGCACGCGCTAACCTGGTCAATATCCTGTCACGGATTGTGGACCACTTGCCTATGGCTACCAAGACTTACGACGAGCTTTATTCTCGTCTCTGGCGTGGCGTTCAACGTCTTTGGAACGGTGGCAAAGATGCCAATTTCATGGGCACATTCGCCCGATCCATCGACGTGCAGTTGACCGAAGCCTGGAATAACGGCGCTGAGGATGCTGGCGTTTATCCCGAAGATATGACCCCTGATGATATGTCAATTCTGGATGGCATCATCGAGAACGAGAACGCATATATCGAAAATATTGCCAATGACATTCAGGATGACAAAGCGGCTGGAATGAAACAGGAGGACTTCGAAAGCAAATATGGCGCGCGAGTAAGTATGTGGGCAAATCGGTTCAACGAGACCGAGAGTCAGGCGCGAATAAGGTTCGGTGGTAGGCAGAAGATGAAATTCGTCATGGGATCAACTGAAAATCATTGCCACACCGGGGATCAACCTGGAAAAATAGGCTGTGCCGACCTGGATGGAATTGTGCTTTTTGCAGATGAGTGGTCACAGACTGGGATTATGCCGGGCATGGCCGATTCCCCGGTGCTCGCTTGCGGGGGGTGGAGCTGCGGGTGTTCATACCAACCGACTGATGAGCGCAGGACTCGTGGTGGATTAACACACGTCCTTGATATGATGGTGGGCGCAAATGTCTAGCGAACCTGCCTTTATTACAATCTCCGCCGGTGATGATATCGAGCGCATCCAAAAGAAACTTGTCGGTATGCCTCCTGTCTTGCAGAGCGTTGGTGTTCAGGCATCATCAAACTATTTACTCAATGTTCTGATCAATAAAGAGATACCCTTGTCGAAATCGGTCTTCGAGGGCAGTCGTATGCAAGCTTACGGTGTGCCATTCTTCACCGAAAAGCAGCGACGCTATTTCTTCGCTGCTATTGCCGATAATCTCCCCTATGTGCGTGGTGGTAAACATACTGGCATCGAAACGCAATGGATGATTGAAGGCGAAGGTCCAAAGATGGAATTAGTTAATAAGGCAGAGGGAGCATTCCAGATTTACAGCGAACGCCAAGCACGCCAATTAGGATTAGCAGGTTGGAAAAAAGTCGGCCAAATCATCAAGGAATATACTCCACAAATGGTCCGCTCTTTTCAGACGGCGGTCAATAAATGGATCAAGGATTTCTGGTAAATCAAGGAGGAATCATGCACCAAGAGATATTGGACTTATTGCAAAAACAATTCACGCTCGAACGGACAAACGAGCAATATTATAGTGCCCTGGCATCCGCCGCCGATTGCGTCAACTGGCCAGGAGCGAGCAAGTATTTCGAAGGCGCTGCCAACGACGAGCAATCCCATGCAAAGCGAGTTCGTGATCACATCATCGACCGGAACGCTATCCCTGTGTTCGATATGATCGAAACTATGCCCGCTATCAATGGCGCTGATTATGCCGGCATGTTCAACCTGGCATTACAGCGCGAACAGATGACGACCGCTGCCCTGAATGCGTTCTACCAGGCCGCCGACGATGTGAATACTGATCCCCAGGCCGTGGCGCTGCTCGTTTCCAGTCAGGGTGATTGGCCAGGATATTTGCAGGAACAGACAGACAGCGAACGCGAGCTAACTGATTATCTGCTCAAGATCGGGCGGCTTGGGCCTGATGGTATTGAGCTGTTCGACCAATGGCTTGCGGAGCAATAGTATGGAGACCAGCGAGAGGATTGTTCAGGATGGTCTCTTGACCGTTGCCGCCTGTCCTGTCTGTGGCGGCAGCAGGTTTTCACCCAGTAATGTAGTTTACACTGCGCCTTACCTCATGGTCCAGTTTGCGTCTGGCCTCCTGCCTGTGGCAACAATTGCCAGGTATATCCACTGCAACGATTGCGGTCTAATCATGCTGTCACCCAGAATGACGGACGCGCGGATCAAGGAATATTATTCCAGCGGTGTCTATCGCCAGACGCTCGGCCTGTCTCAAGTAGCCATGGATGACGATGAGCAGCAGCGAGCGCGCGAGATTGTGGACTTCCTCGAAGATCATAAGGTCGAGCCAACCATTCACTGTGACATCGGATCGAGCCGGGGTTATTTGCTGGATCAAACTAATGCGTTGTTTGGATGCACTACAATTGGTCGGGATCTCAATCTTGGCTATATTGATGTTCAATGCGAAGGAGAAGGAAAACCTGATCTTGTTACAGCGGTTCATGTCCTGGAGCATACGACGGACCCCAAGAAATCACTGAACGAATGGGCAGCCATGACAACCCGATGGCTCTTGATCGAAGTTCCAGGCGAGAAATGCAAGGGCGGTCCCTTGCGCTGGGCGCATACTTATTATTTTCCGAAACCGTTACTTGAACGGATGGTCATTGAAACTGGTATGAAAATAATTGTTTCCGAGACGACCGAGACACAGCATACGAGGATATTAGCTACAAAATAGCGTTTGCTATTTGTGAAAATACGTGCTAAAATAACATCAACTGAATAGCGAAGATAACCCAGAGGCGGCGAAAGTCGCGGGCGAAAAGCGCAAACGCATTTATACACTAAAGGCCAGCAGGCGACGTGAGATTCATTTTCACGTCGCCTTTTTTTGTTTGTTCACGAGGAACGATGCCATACAAAGTAATCAAAGAGAATGATAAGTGGTACGTCCTGACAATCGACACAGGCGAGAAGCGCCCAAAGGATGGCTATCCTACCGAGGAAGAGGCCAAGAAATTCCTGGGTGCTCTTGAAGCCAACGTGCCTGATGCCAATAAAAAGACTGCCCGGATGCAGATAGCCGATGGCGTCAAAGTGGGAGCGACGTTCAATAAGGGCAACCGCGAGCATCTTATGGCGATCAAAGAATCAGCTAAGGCGATGACCGAACATCTGACCAACATCGTCAGCCGTACCGACCAGATGATGCCCGACCCCAGCCAGCAAAGCGAGACCGACCAATACCCCGCCGAAGCAGGCGAGGCAGCCAAGGCAACCGGCATCACCTGGATGCAGGTCAATACGCAGTCCATCGAAGGCGCAATCAAAGCAGTTGGAGATTGGGAGTTGGATGTGCTGGGTGTGCCTTTTGGTGGGCCCAACAATGGCAAGGATCGAAGCGGAGAATACTTCTCTCCCAAGACACAGACTCAGCACGATCTTTATCCTGAAATACCGGTTTATTACTATCACACGTTCGATGCCCATGGTCGTCCCCAGGGTGAACCGGTCATTATCGGAAAGGCATCCTACAACAAAGAGGATGCGCAGGGGCATTGGTACAAGGTCATCCTGGACAAGACCAAAGAACTCGCTCAACGTATTTGGGGCGCTGCGCAGAAGGGAATCGCTAAGGCTTCATCGGGAACGATTATTCACGCTTTGCGCAAGGAGAAAGATGGCGAAATCACCTTCTGGCCTGTCGTTGAAATGTCTTTGATGGATGGAACGCCAGGCATCTTGAAGGAGTCCAACGCTTATGCCGTTGCTCTACCAGCAGCTAAGGCGCACTTCGAAACAGCAGGAATTACATGGGTTTTACCGTCCGATATGGACGATACCGCAAACGAGCAGCCAGCAGATCCGGCAGAGGCCATAAAAACGGCGCTGGATAATGGTCAGGCGGGCGCGGCAACCGAAACAAATCAAAATAAGGAGCATGAAATGGGTACTGAAAATCAAGTAGTAACTCAGACATTTACGCCCGAACAGCTCCAGTCAACTATCAGTGCGGCGGTTGCCGAAGGAATCAAGGCATTCCAAAAAGCACAGCTCGCACCGGATACTTCTGGGGTAACTGTAACCACGGATGAGGCAGATCGTCCCTTCCGCAGCCTGGCCGAAATGGCCCGAGCCGTGAAGATGGCTGAAGTCACCCGCGGCCAAACCGTTGACACTCGCCTTTTGCGTGTCAAGGTCAAGGAAATGGAAGCCATGAAAGCCGCACAGGGCGCGAACGAATCCGTTCCCGCCGACGCCGGATACCTGATTGAGCCAACGCTCAACAAAGAGCTGCTTGTCCCAATTCACGAGGAAGGACCGTTCACTTCGAAGGTTCGCAAACTTCCCGTGAGTGCAAACAGCAATTTCGGCTATATCAACGGCATCGATGAAACCAGCCGCGCCAATGGTTCCCGCTGGGGCGGTGTTGTAGGCTATCGCGTAGCTGAAGCCGGATCACTAACCTCTTCCCGGCCAAAGTTCCGCCGGATC